TCTAAGGCCTTGTTAAATAGGTCGGTGTATGCAACAGGCACTACGCAACCGCCGGCCTATCTACGCCTAATAGTTGTTTAATCATTGGGCTAAGGCCCATACTTCCACCGGCGGCCAACCCGTCAAAACTGGCAAAATCTGTTACTGACCCACGTTGCCTATACAAGAAACCGGCATAGGCAATAGTGCCAAGTAGTACCGACGGGTTAGGTACTGTGCTTAAACTTTCGTTGCGGTAGCCCGCCTCGGCTCTACGCCTATATGCAAATTCGTTGGCAGCTTGACGGCATTGGGTTATAAATGCTTGGTCTGACGCCGTGGCCGTTCCTATTCCTAACCAATCCTCTACCTGTGCGTCGGTTGTTACCCACGTGCATTGTGGGGTAGTTGTCAACGTGCCTGTAGCTGCAACAATGTTTACGTTTTCAGCCGTTTTAGCAAATAACACTTGGTTTGCTATTGGGGCTTCAATGTCGTAATGCAAGAAACCTTGTTCGTCTACGCCGGTGTAGTAATACTGTGGCAACTCACGCACCGTATAGGTACCGTTAAAGGTCGCGTCAACACCCGCAATAGTTACGGACTGACCAACCTCTAAAGGGTCTGCGTTAGTTAGTAGTACTACAACCGCGTAGTTATCGGTTAAATACTTTTGTGTGACCGAATAGACGGCCATAAAGGCCTACCTTTCGGTTATCAGACGAATTTAACAAACTTGGTTGCGTCTGCCATAAAGCCGGCAGCGTAACCACGGAAAGCAATCGTACGGCCCATTGTTGCCGGTACTTCAACGCTGATAGCGCCTTTTTGCTGTTCGTAGAATTCAAAGCCTGCTGCCGGGCCTGCAGCGTGACCCATGAAAGAGCCGGGCGCGTTTTTGTCAACAACCAACACCAACCCAAGCGGGTTGCCGTTCCATGAAGTAGCTGACGAATTGCCGGCAGCGTTTTGACCCATAAGGTTAGGTGCGCCTGTGTATGGGAATACCGGGCGGTTTTGGTCGTCGGTTGACGCGGCGAGGGCTGCCCAACTTGCAGGCGTTACAAACATATGTGTAGGCAAGTAGTTAGACGTTTCCGAAATTTGGCGGGCACCGTCGTAAATTGCTGCAACCCAATCGGCACCTACTGCGGTGTCGGCAACGCTTGCGGTTTGCGTAATTGCTGCATGACAAGTGTCTACCGCGTAGTTGTCGGTTGCTTGTCCGTAGGCAATAGCCAACTGGTTAAGAATAATGTCAATTGACGACGGGTCACTCCAGTCAAGGTCTTGTTCGGAGACGGTGACGTACGTACCGAAACTTAATTTGGAAATATCGGAGTTGCTAACTACAACAGTTGAAGCGTTAAGCGGGTCAAACTGTGCGGCCTGCTGTGTTACTACCGGGCGGGTCGTAATCTTTGGACGGCGGAAAGTTGCGCCTGCTGTTGGCATTGCGCGTGTACCAATTGCCGACACAAACGGACGAATAGGGTTAAGCCCGTCATAAACGCTACCGGTAATAATTTCCGGCAAAATACCCGGAGTACTCTCGGTGTTGATATATGGCGCAACGCCCGGCGCAGCTTCAATACGTGCCGCGTTAATGTTTGCGTTTAGCTGTGCAAAATCTGCACCGCCGCGCACATAACTAGCAATGTATTCCGACGTGCTAGGCAAACGCAATTTACGTGGTTGTGCGTAAATGCTTTGTACTGTTGAAGCCTCAACAACTGCAGGTGTTTCTACTGGGTTTGACATTTCGGTTACTTCCTTTTCTGTGTCCTGTTCACTATTTAACTCTACTTCGTTTTCGTTTTGGTGGATACTTGCGGCCACCCGTTCTACCTTGGCAGCTTCAAACGCGCCATAAGGCAATAAAGACAATTCCTGCCATTCGGCCTTGGTAACAATCATGGTGCCGGCTTCGTCAAAACTAAATTCAACCGGGATAGCACCAACGGAAAGGCTATCTAAAACGCCGTCTAGGGCTAGCTGCAGGCTCTCATTTCCGAGGGCTGTTTCGCTAATTTTGGCTTCAAACATTACAAAATCTTCTACCTCGGTACGGTTCGTGACGACGCCTATAGGCATTTCGGAATTGTGGTACAAATACATTTTGGGCTTTTTACCCTCTAGTGGCAAAGACCCTTTTTCAAAACGTACCTTTTGGCCGTCTGATACCACGGCGTCTACCCCGTATTGGATAGCGACGCCGGCAAGGGTACGACGTGGCAGCGCGTCACCTTGCGCGGCGTCTAAAGTTAATTCCTGCGGGGCTAATCTAAGCATTGCTTTCCCTCAATTCCTCGGGCGTTTCTTGTACTTCTACTTCTGTGTCGTATTCGTTTGATAGGTAACTTTCAATATCAAACATTACCCCGGTGCCACGTGGGAGTACGTTATCTGCGCTAAGTGTTTCTTGTATGCAATCTATGTAAGGCTTGCACCCAAAGGTATAAAGGTCACGCGAAGCCTCACTTGATGAGACGTAGCTATAATTTCCGATACTAACGGACACAAGGTACGCGGGTACGTTTGCAATTCGCGCAATTTCTTTAGCCTGATATTCGGCAGCGTCAATAAGTAGCATTTTGTCCGGCGTTGCATTGTTTGGGATTACTTCTACAAATTCGTTTACCGCACTTGTGGCCGACGCAAAACGCGCTTCATCATAGGCCGCGGCCAAATCGCGCAATTCTTGCGGACTCATAGGCTCCCCGCCAACTTGACGCAAAGTTACCGCCGGTTGCAATGACGACGCGTTACGGTTTCTTGCTTGCTCTAGTTTTAGTGCGGTATCTACTGACGTTGCACCGGTATAAATAAGGCCCTGAATTGGGCTTAAAAACTGTACGCAATCTTCCCAACGAATTGGTAAACCCTGAAACAAAATTTGTTTAGATGGGCCGAACCATACGCCGTTGCCTTGCGCTTGGTCTTGTGTTGTGACAATCGCGGCAGGCAAACGTGTAAACGCGCTTGGGTATCCGTCGGCTGTTCGTTCTGTTATATACCAAAACGCGCGACCATAGAATAATAGGTCATCAAATGTAAAACTTAGAATAAAGTTATTTGTAACGCCTTTGTCAATGCGACGCAACCAACTACGTGGCGCTTCAGGCACCTTTTCCATTTCATCGCCGTTCCACATTTCTTTATACATAACCAACGGCAAACAACCAATAACACTTGCCATAAGGTCACGCGCCCGCGAGATAGTAGGCACTTGCATAAAACGGCTACGCGTTACACCGTCCGAATACGCATAAAAGTTGCCAATTTGTGAAGCGCCCGCGTTGCTACCTGCAGCGGCTTTAACAACCTTTGTAGGTTCGGGTTTCTTATTAAAAATTGCCATAGTTTTATTGTGTCACAATCTCGAGCTTTTGGGTGGCACTAGCCGGCGCCGTGCAATCCCCGACGGAAAGCAAGCCGACTAATGCCAAAACGACTTTAGCGGTAATTGGTAACAATCATGGGTTTACCTATTGCTTGTGGACGGGCCGCCAACGCTGCCGCCCAAATCATGCACCGACAAGCCTCAATGGGCCCGGGGCTTCTCAAGCTGCTAACCGTTATGCCGTTTTTTTCTCGTATCAGTACTGCCCGTTCAACGTGGCTGTTTAATAGCTGTTGGTTGTTGTGCGTAAGTTTGTTTTCTAAAATCATGGCACGTACCGCGCTAGTCCATTTAAGTAACTCTTTATAGCCAACAATTACGCGCCTTGTTTCGTATTTCAACGGGCAAGAGTTTTCTAAAACAGGCACAATAGCCAATTTCAAATTGGGGTTTTCGGCTATCTGTTGCTCTACCTTTTCCCACAATTCGGTAACGGTTTCTGCCACAAACGCCAAAACAACGTGGGTTTTATTGTCTACTTGGACGGCGCGCACGGCCGTATAGGTGCTTTCGTCTAACGCCATTTCAACGGCAAGCACTCCGCCCGGCGGTGCCTTTTCCTCGGTGCTAAGAGCTTCAAACAAGCCGGGTGCTAACCAACCATTAGAAACCGCCTGCCAAAGGTTCACCGACGCACGTAGAAACGCGCTGCGGTTTGGGCCTTGTGCTTCGCCTTGGATTACGTCCAATTCAATTAGGCCGCCTGCTAAAGCGGGGTTGGCGTATTCCCATGCTTCCACGGTCATAGGGTCAAGTGTTGGCGGCGGGCTGAATTCGGCAAAGTAAAGGTTTGTTTTCTCGCCTGTGTCTATTGCTTTTAAGCCTTGGTCTCTCCACCGCAAAAGGGCCGTACTTTCCTGCGTACCCGCCGTGGACACAAGTAGGCACAAAGGATTACGCCGGGCGCGTTGAGACGGTAGTAAACCGTCATCTATGGCGGCCTCTGATATTTGCCATACTTCGTCTGCGGTGATTAGGTCGCAAGAGTAACCGTGACCGGCTGCCGGTGTAGCGGCGCGAATATGCCAAACGCTGCCATTAGGCATAGTTACCTTTTGCCGACCATAAGACCATGAAACCTCGGCACCAAACTTGGCTTCAAGAATTGGGGCAAGGTAATTAAACTGTGCGGCCGTCAAATCCAACTTATGACTAACACTAATAACCGTCTGCGGTTGGCCGCGCCTCTCCGTTTCCATAGTTAGCCACCAACCAATAAGCGCACTAGTCATATGGCTCTTACCGTTTTGTCTAGCAACCGAAACAAGGCCAATACGGTGCAACCATTTACCCGCGTCGTCAAAACTAGTCAAACCCTCTAAACAATGTCGTTGCCAACTCATAAGCGGGGTGCCTAAAACCCTCTCTGCAAAATCAGCTACTTCCGCCGCGCGTGATTCGTGCCCACTGTGCGTGGTTGTTTCTAGTCTCGGCTGATAGCGGCCAGTTGGCGCCAGTTCCACCAAACCCTTATGGGATATAGGATTAGTAGAG